TTTTGTGGTGTAAAAACCCATTCAGGATAAGTTACTTTATTTGCAAATAAAAAATTATAAGCACTCGATAGATCATTATAAACAGATGGCAATTCACTGCCTAAAACAGAATCATGCCAAAATCTTATGTAAGGTGGGATAATCCCGTATAATTTACGCATTTCATAAAAAGCATCTGTCATTTTACGTATAGGGGAAACTTTATCTGAATCTTCAGATTTCAAATCAGTATTCCCTACAACTGACATTTGATTTGCATTCCTTTCTACATATTTGTAAAATACATAGTAGGCAATTAATGAAATTTTAGCAGTATTGCGAAACCCGTTCCATTTTAATGTTTGGTCAGTGCCAATGTAATCATTTGTAAATTCAGCACCATCAATAAGATTCGTGAACCTTTCTGTTTGTGGATTACCGTCCCCATCCAAATCAGCCAATAATAATTTGTATAATGAATATCCCAATAATTGCGTTAATATATCAGCTTCATATTGCACAATCGCTTGCAAAATATCACTGCCATAAACCGCTGGCGACACCGCTCCATACGTTAAATTAGGTATTAAAATAGACCCTGTAAAATATGATCCATCGATTAAACTCATAATTCTTTCAACTTCTTGTTAAATGCTGCTTTTACGACTTGCCTCGAATCGCCTTTGTAACTGTTCAATCCTTCAATTGTTGTACATTCAGCGATTAATTCAGCAACTTCTTTTGCAGTTTGTACAGGGGACTTCTCAACCCCCGGTATTTTATTTCCTTGAATGAAAGCATTTAATTCGTTATCAGTAATTTGCAATTTCTCACAAATTAATTCAACTGCTTTTCTATGCCTACGTTCATTTCTAATTTTCAACATGCTAATCAGGCTATTAATAATAATACAAATTTTTTCATTATGCTGATATATCAATTGCGGTTACATCTGTAGAAATATCATCTGAATAAATAACAGCGGCTTTGTCACGTACACCAAAAGCATTCCGCACTTTGATAACGACTGTTTTTTGCCCCTCTGTTAAGTCAGTGCTATTATAACCAATTTCCATGGTCATGTCTTTTCGAATACCAATCATTAATTGAGCTTGGTCAACAACTGCCAAAGTATTGGCGGTGATTTCTGTAGATGCAATTATACGCATCCCAAATACAAATGTCGGGTTGCCCAAAGTGTCCCACCTCAATCGCCTGTCAGTTACTGAATTATCGTTTGCATCTTTCAATGATGCTAAACTATCAACATCCGAGGGGTTCATAATGACCACGTTCGGACGGTATTTGTTACCTTCACATTGCAGTTTTGCTTTTGCAATCAAATCAATCATGTTAGCACCTGTAACAGTGTCGGTATATGTCACCGTTGCAAAATCTGTGTGTTTGTTTGCAGTAAATAGCCCGGCTATGTCCGTAGAATCATCCCCAGCAGTACCTAATACTTTACCATCAACAGAATCAAGTATCTTACTCGGTGCCACTATTGCAATTTCATCCAGTGCCTCTTCCAAATCGTCCAGTGTTTCATCGGATAAAACAAAATAAGTAGCATTATAAAACGCTTTAAATTCAACGGTTTTAAACAAGAAACTTGATTTACTTGATGCTGAACCTTCGGTTTTTGTCCCCGAACCATCTTCATAACTGTAAACAACCAAAATAGACATATAAGGTCTGGCTATTTTTTTTGTGGGCATCCAGTCAAAAACATGTGGATAAATTGTTAACGGGATACCTACCCTCTGAGGGTCTAACTCTGTTAGTCTTACCGTTGCAACATTACTTTGAACAATATTACTTTCCAGCATGTCAACAGCCGTCTTTATCGTAAAGCTCGGAGTCCTTTTGTTCCCTGCTTCGGTAAAATAGTCTTTCAATGACATACGTTTACCATAGTCATCATTTTTTTCAACTAACACCCCTTTCTTTTCCATTATCGCGGCCTTCACTGCTTCGCGGAATGTTTTCGGCAATTCTTTCTTTTGCGTTTCATTTTCCTTCAATCCTGACAATTCCAGCCCCTGGGCTTTCAACGCTTCGTTTGCCTCTGTCAATTCAGTTTTCATCGTATCAACTGTTTTTTTCAAATCAGCCATTTCATCATTTGACAAATTCTCGGAAATGGTTTTGTTCACTTCTGCTATTTTGTCGTTCAAATCTTTTGCACTGACTTTTTCTTTTGTCGAATCAGTGATTATTGATTTGATTTTTAATTCGAGTTCTTTTAACAACTCTTTTTTTTCTTCGTCGTTCATAATACAAAATTTTCATTTATTAATTCTTTCCATGTTTTTTGAGTGCTTTCCGGCGGCTCAATATCTCGTTTGTGAGTGTCTTTCGGCGGCTCACTTTTATTATTTTCCAATGTAGGTGTCACAAAATTACTTCCTAATGGCACGGCACTACCTTCAACTACCTTAGCTTCTAATACATACCAGAAATAACCTTTTTCATCAGCCGTTTTTTTATTCGCAATTTCCGGGTAGTATTTATTCCATGCCTCAAATTCATTTGGATAATCTTCGTCATTGATTGCCATGTCATACTTAACATATTTCATTCCTACCGAATGGTTTTTTACCCATCCATTGGCATATTGAATGAACATTCTTTCATTACGTTTCTTTTCAATTGTAGATTCAAATACCAATGCTTGTGTTTTCCCTTCATAATCGACACCTAACTCATTCCATGTATAGTCTTTTACATAGGCATTTAAATTTTTACCATCTGATATAATACTTGAAAATTCCATTTCATGCTCTTTCAAGTGCATTATCATTCGGTTTTCTTTCAGGCTTTTGTTCCAAATCCCTTTTATATGTACATCCGAATGAGAATCAAGTAAATTAGTTGTATTGATAATAACAACGACCTTCAATATTTCTAAGTTGTCAATATTAACAGGTTCATTTGATTTAAGTGAATCTTCTTTATTTCTAATAATAGTCGGCACAAATGAAACACAATCTGCTTTCTTTAGATTTGCTTTTTTTTGTGCTGATAAAGTATCTTTGTTCTCAACCAGAAAATCAAATAATTCTTTTTTGTTGTTGAACTTATTTTTATCAAATAATTCCATGTCATTATTTTTTAATTAACTCCTTTGATTTATTGACTTTTTCTTTTTTAAGTTTGTCAATATCCTTTTTATTCAATTTCTTTTTCATATTCGTTTTTATATTTGTCACCATCCTTAATTCCTGGCAATTCAATTAATTCCAAATATTGATTTTTTGTAATTACAAAATTATCATAAGCATCTTTCGCAGTACGTCCTTTCAAATTTATTGCCGTTGCTTTTTCTTTAAATGCTTCTTGCAATGCTGGAATATGTTCCCATGATGTACGTATTTCAAACCCATATTTATAAGTATCCAATTTGTCGGACCAATATAAATCCTCATCTGCAACCATAGGAATAGTAACGTCCTGATACAACCTTCTTACTGATTGTACTTGGTTTTCATATGTTGCCCCCTGTATGTATGTTTTGATTAATTCTGGTGGTATCCCGAATTCATTTGCAATTAATATTGAATTATTTGAGAACTCCTCATAAATTCCCAACTCTTTAGAATTCATTATTGTTTTTATGTAATCCAAAGCTACTGGGGTTAACAAAAAAGGGTTTTGTCCGTTCAATAATCCGTAATCTTGTTTAAAAGTATTATCAATTTCTTTTTTCTCATTTGCATTTAATGAAACTGCCGACCCCTGACCATCTGTCTTTTTAGGTGAAATTATACCCTGCATACCTCTATTTGACAATATAGTGTTCATTGCCTCGAATGCTTTTTGAGTGTTGCTTATTGGCATTTTCAATACTTCCAATTTGGATATCCCCATTATCGTAGGAGCTTCACTTGATATGTTCACCTCATTAAAATGTAATATTAAATTAGGGTCGTAATATTCAACCGGGTTGACATTTGTTCTGGCATAACTATTGATTATCCCGGTTATTTCCGTTTGACTATATATTTTCCCTGTTCTCTTGACCTCAATAAATCGGCTCGGTAAATTATACAATGCACCGATATTAAGTAAATCGATTGCTTTGTCTTTACCTATTGGGAGTACAGGGGTGACATATCTATTCCCGAATGTTTTTAAATAGAATATGCCTTCAAAAGAAAATTCTTTAATTGATTGTATAGGGTTTGGGCGTTTGTTAAATAATTTGTTCGCTTGCTGTATCGCAATATCATTTTCAGTCCATGGGATTGTCTCACCAGTATTTGTATCAATAGCAATTTTCCTACCATTACTTGCAGATGTTGACAATATATTTATTGCTGATTTTACAATAGGGTTATATCTTACTGCTTTTTCAAAATCTTCAGCAGTTGACAAACTTATCCATGCTGGCAAATTACCAAAATAATCATTTGAAAAAGGCGTTGAGTTTTGGTTAATATTAAAGAATCTATTATTTAACACCCTGTTTAACGACCAAGAGTCAAGAAATGAATTCAGTCCAAACATGTTATTACCATTTGCGACAAAGGTAATAAATAAAATTTATTAAATAAAATCTATTAATTTTTTATTTATATATCATTTAAACAGTCCGTAATGGCTTATCAAATACTTTGCAGCAGCAGCAATTGAATCAGCAGCATCATCTTCCTTTTTGCTCGTTTTCATTAACCTACAAAATTGGTTCATCAAATTAGTTGTTGTCACGTTTGGATTTTCCGGAAAATTGAAAAATAATTTTATAATACCTGAATAGTTCAATATCCTTGCAATCTTATTTGACTTTGACCAAAAACCTTGTATTTCAATCTCTGGCAATAACTCCCTCATCCTTCGCACAAAATACGCCCCTGAGTTATTTGTTTCAATAAACAATACAGAAACTTTGTGTTCTTTTACTTTTACAACAACCTGATTTTCCTGTATTGTTAAATTGTCTTGGTCAAATATACAATCAATTAAATATACATCATTTTCAATTATCTGAAATATTGGCATTGAAAAATAATCAACCCCCTCATCTGCCGGATCAATGATTGCAAATGTCCACCCTTGCAATATTTCTTTTATTATACCATTTTCGTTTGATTTTTCATTAGGTATGTCTTTGTAATATTTTAATGAACTTCGCGGAAAAACTTTCGATTCATTGTCATCAATTGCAACCGCCATGTAATTGGCATAGAATATTGTTTTTGTCCTTGAATCAAAACACATCCTTTTTTTTAATGATAAGAATGCTTTTTTTGATAGCAAGTCATCACATAACATTTTATCTGTTTCCTGGTCATATACTGGCATCGATAAAATGAACCATTCCCCTTTTTCAGTTTGTTCTAAAATATACTGAGGATCACGTTCACCCCATAATGTAGCGCAAAATATTTCTTTCACTTCACCAGCTTCGGCACTGTTACGACTAGAGAATGTACCGGACAACCATATCCATATCTTTTCGAGTGCCGTTTCATTGAGCGCCTGTTCAGCATCCTTGACAACATCGTCGATTATCCTTAATGTTGCACCTTTCCCAGTAACCCCACCAGAAACGCCAACACCCAAATAATTAAAGTGTTCACCTTCCAACGCCCACTTTTGAACGGCAGAATCACCGCGTTTAATTTTTGTCTTTGGGAAAATATCTGAATAAACAACCTGTTCAGGTAAGTTTTTAATTTCGTTAATCCCGTCCCTTGTATATCTCGAAAAGTCCGTTGCCTGAGAATCCGAGCGCGAAGCGGTTATAATCCTTTCTTGTCTGTTCAACCCTAATATCCATTTCGTAAAATTTACAAGTGTACGCGATTTCCCTTGTTGAGGTGGAAGCCTTATTATCAACTTGGAAAAAGCCTCACCATTATCTTTTATCAATTTACCTTTGTAGAAATTATCTAATGTATTGCATATTTTGATTAAATGTTCCCTGTCTGGTTTGTAAAAGTCTGGTTCCAACGTATTGCAAAACTCCCAAAAGTTGCGCCGGGACATTTCAATA